GCATATCAGAACCAGATATAATTGCGAATTCTTGATAATCATCAAAAACAGCGGTCATCACCCATAAGACATAAGTCCCACAATCAAGTCCAGCCGTCCATCCTTGTCCTGTTACAGCATGAGCTGTCATTGATTCATCATAATCTAAAAACGGTAATACCCCAATATTATAAGGGTCAAGAATTATTTCATTATAATTATTCATTATGGTTGTATAAGCTCCAGCTGCAACTGTTTCAATACATCCATATTTTTTAAGATACTTTATCGAAAGTCCTAATCTATTCTCATAACCTCCAAATCCTATCCGTAACTCACCATCAACTTTATGGAAACAAAGTTCATCTTTTGTTGTGGAATACATCGCTTCCAAATAAGTGAATGGAATAAAGTTTGTCAGGAAAATTACCGTGTCACCATTAGTAAAATCATTCCTGCTAATTGTTACACTACTATCTACTACACTTACCGCTAAAACATTTGCGTACTTGCTTTGATTAACATTATAAACTATCCAGTGAGGTTCAGAATTGATTATTGTATGAGTGATTCCGTAGGCACTTACAACATAACTACTTTTACTTGTAAGATTTGTGATGTACATTCTATTAAGCCATTTCCATGAGTCAACCCATGCCGTACCACTCCAATATGGTCGAATACAAAAGGCAAGTATGTTCTTTGATGCTACCGAAGCCGACGAACCAGTTACCTTGCTCACTGTTCCTTTCTGGACTTGGCAGGTAACTTCTTGTCTGGTAGTAGTTTTTGTTACGTGAAAAGTGTCCATGCCAAGATAAGTATTTGCACTCCAATTATCTAAAATTGGCGCGGCATATTTGGTCGAAATTTTAGGTGACATTACTAAATCACCCTTTTTATCTCGCAGATCAAGGTTCTCACATTTTGCACATTCATTTATTGCGGGGTTGCGCTTTGTGCTTTCTCCTTTGAATTCACGTATCCAAATATTTTCCCAAATCTGTTTTGGCATAGATTATTTAACCCCTTTAGCACTCTGCTTTTCTTCCCTATTTATTGCACGAATTCTATCAGTACCCGCCGATATTCTATCCGAAACTGTTTGTGGTGGAAGCATATTCATCATTTCGTAAAGTTTCGCTTCAGCTTTCGCTATTACAAGCGGCACCCATTTGTCGGGGACATCAAGGGTATCTGTTTCGGCAGATGCTTTTGTTGGAAATCTTTTGAATATCATTTTCAAAGTGCCATAAGTCACAGTAGAACCTTTTGAGAACTCTATTGAAGCACCCTGACGAGTCCAAATAACTGTTTTTGAACCAGATACTATTTGTTCTCTCGATCTTTCTCTCTCAAATTCTTTTGTGCCTTTTTCAAAACATTCGATACCTGATGTACTTGAACGTATAGCAAGAATCTGATCAATACGGTAAGTCGAAATAGTAGCAATATCACTTACCATAGTTAAATCTTGAGTAGCAAGGTATTCTTGAGACCCTGCCTCTCCTAATTGTTCAGCTACATCACAAACACATTCGTGAATAATTTCTTTTAATGTATCGGGGTCAAACGTATCTGGAGCAATAGCATTCGCTCTTATACTGATAAGTCCTCTAACTGCTTTTAATGTCCAGTCAATACTTGCGCCCATATTTATCTCCTTTTATCTTACATTTCCTTTATCTTTGTCAAATAGCTCAACGGCTATTTCAACTATTTGATTTTCCCATTCGGGACTGAAAGGCGAATCATAACTCCCACCTTGAGTTAAATATCCTCCAGTCGTGGGGTCAAGTGGTGATTTTATAATATCCATAGTAAAACTTTGCGCTATAAATGTAGCTGTAGGGTAAACGTAAATAACCCCATTACTATTTATTGCTACTGGGAAATTTGCAGAGCCAGCCATTGATTCAATACGCCCTGATGCTACTGTATTTCTGAGATGAGCAGGTCTTATTGTAGCGAATTTACTATCAACTACAAATGAAACCAATGCTTTGAAATCAAGATTTGGACTTGCTATTGTATAAATACTCGCAGCTAAACTACCTGATCTCGGTACTACAAGTTCGGGAAGTTCTTTTGTAAAATTCGCAATATCTCCGCCATATTGTTGCCATTTTTGATTGAATAATTCTTGTAACGCCATATTAATGAATTCATTTCTTTCTACAGCAGTTAAATTAGCACCATTTGACGTTGCTCCCGAAACAGGGTCATTTAACCGTCTACTAAGTTCTACACTAATTCTATCAAATTTTGGAGTTGCCATTTACCAATCTACCTCTCTATCTCGTGGTAATCCATGACTATGTTCTGTTTGACCAACTGTATTTAACGCATAATCAAAACTTTCAAAATAACTTTGCTTACCAGTTATTCTCCACATTACAAAATCCTCAATAGCAATATCCCACGAATCTCTTAATTCGGGTGGAGTATCTGCATTGAGAATTGTTTGTGAACCTTCAAGATATACCCAAAGTTTAATTATTTCATTAGAAGTATCTGGCAATGGAAATAATATAAGATTATTTTGAAATATTGTAGCCCTAATTGGTTGTGTTGTATCATAAGTACTTTTGGTTATTTCATTCCATAATAAATGATCGACAAACTCTAATTCGTAATCCCAAGTATCGGGCGTGATTGAAGTAATAACCGCACCAACCATTTTTTTAGCAGCAAGGTCTGGCGAACTACTATACAGAGAAAGATCATCAATTTCTATCCAATCTCCAGCAGTATCTAAAGTTGTAAAAAATTGTAATTCATCGGCATCACCAGTAATGTACATATAACCATATACTTTCACCCAATCTTCAGTAACACTGAAAATTATAGGTTCACATCTCTGTACATCACTTTCTGACATGTAAAATGATATTGAACTCGCTTTACTACCTCTTACGTATAATTCTATATATTGATAATGATTTGATTCAGCACTTATACTACTTAACTTTACTGGACTATCAAGGTAACTACCAAACGTGTATTTCAGTGCGTAGTTTCCAGGTGAATTTGTGCGTCTGTTAATATTCGAAGCAAGTACACCACCAGTTACACTCCATCCAGTCGTAGTATTTGCCTCAAGTGTAGTATCTGGATTTGTTGCATTTGTGCCCACATTTAGATTATTTAGATTACTTATGTTTGCACGTAATGGATATGTGCCAACATCTTCAATGGTCATTACCTCATATTCGTGTTCAATTCCAATATTAGAGAATATCTGATCTTGCGCAACCTGCATTAAATCATAAATGTCATCAGGAGAATATTCATCAACAGTTATGCCTTCACGCCTTATTGCTTTTTGTATTCTTCCCTTTATTTGGGTACTACGATTCATCTATTATCCTTTTGTTGGAGTTGAATAAGCCTTCTGTATTTCAACTGCTATCTCATTTTTTGACGAACCTGGCGTTACTTCAGCTTGAAGATAATTGGCAACTAACCATAATTGATCTGTAGTTAACTTCATCAATTTTGGAATAGTTATATCGCCTAAATTTTTTAAGTATTCTCCAACATTAAAAGTATTTTTTGGTTCGTTTTCCGAATCTTCATCAACTGTTTTAGCTTTTAATATTTCGTCAGTATCTCCGAGTTCATATTGCTTAAGTAAAATGTCATTGATAATTGTTGCCTTCTCTAACGTTTCAGGTCTCTCACTAAAATATATCTCATAAACACGAGTTAATTTTGCTAATTCCATATTTTCAAGATGCCTACGAGTATAATGTTTCCTTGTTAAAATAACACGAGGATTTGATTCTAATTCTACTCTTATTTTTTTCGCAATAGCAAGCGCCTTTTCTTCGTTCATACCTTCGGGATATGAGAAATTATTTCTGGTTTTTACAATATCAACAGCAAATATTGCACTTACTGGGACAATAGATTCTTTTCCATTTTTGTCCTTTTTAATAAGTTCAATTGTAGGTTGCATTCTTTTATTCCTTTATTTTTTTATTAATTGAGGGGCATTTGCCCCCCTTAATTAAGACATTGCTGCACTTGATTTCCAAGTACTTGTTCCGGCTGCTGCGATTTTCATGTGAATTTTATATGCTTGCGGGTCTATGATAACATATCCTTTAGGAAGTCCGGCATAATTCGCAAGAGTAATCGCACTTGTACCAGTATATAAAGCAAACCCAAACGAGACACCGTTTGCACCGACAGGGAACACTTCGATTAAATCCACATTAGTGGTTAAAGCAAACATATCATCAAGCGTCCTTCCAGATTGTGCAACAGCAATATTTCTTTTTGTAGCACTCATTTTAATTCTCCAGAATTTATTGTTAATCAGGAAAGGGTTTCCCCTTCCCATTATTTTATATAGTTATTTCATTTGGTGAATACGTATAGTAAACCAAACTTGAACTGTTATCATAGAATGTATTTGCTCCATTACCAAGAAAGTTATCATCATCTATAATATCGGCTCTTGTTGCGCCATAAATCATTTTTCCACCATCTTCAATTGTTTGTCCATGATCTCTTACTTCCTGAGTAAATTCGAAGCCTCTACCTTCTGCGCCTAAAATAGCTCCTTGTCCAAGTAATATAGCTGGTTTAATTGGGGCTGTGTCTCTTGGACTTTCCATAAAGTTAGCCATATAATATTGGACACCATAAGCATCACCAGTTGTTGATAAAGCATAGGTTGTGTCAAAACCCGTACTTGTAGATATTCTTGTTCCAGGTATAGTATCATCAACAATCAATAATGCGCCTTCATAGATATAACCTTCCATTATTCCAGTAAATATTTGGTTATCTTTCCCACGTAATGCTGCATAATGTTGGGCTTTTAACCAGTCTTCGTCTTTCCTAAGTTGACGAACTTGAGCACTTGTAACGAAGATTATAAATACTTGCTGTCCTTCAAAATCAATAGGTTGAATTTTATGGTCATATGCTAACGCCACCATATTACGAATACTCTGAGAACTAAACCAATCAGCTTCGGTATCACTTAATGTTCCTAATGCGGTAGCTACATTTTTTTCGTAACCACTATCAAAAGTATATGCGACATGTGTACCTGAAGATGATTTGAATACTACCTGCCCGTCACTCTGCACATAAAGATTTGGATGTGATCTCATAGTATATCCAATTCCATAACTTGTATCATGAAGATTTCTTGAATATCCTGTAAGAGCAGAGAATAAAAACTCAAATGGCATAAGTCTACTGAACCAATCTTTCAATTCATTAGCGCCATCTTTAAGTTCTTTCATAATCTGATCTGGCAATACCTGATCGCTCATCTCATTATCACGTTCGTTAAAAGCATGTCTCATCATATTAATCGCACATTTACGATAAAATATTCTCTGACTTTCGCCATGCCCGCTAAGTGAGGCAACACCAATTCTACCACTTCCAGTTAAAGGTCTTTTCAATGGAATATCAATCTTAACTCCCCGTTTATTGGATTTGAAGTCATTTACCATATGGATTATAGATTGAGTTAATTTTGGTGAATTTTTGCGTGTTCCAAGTGAACCTGTTTCTTTATAAAGTTGATAATCAATGAATGCGGTGAATCGTCCTAACTTACCTCTCCACCATACCTCTTTACCAACTGTCATTTCAAGATTTCTACGGAATGCTGTTAAATTTTCATTCCATTGACCTCCTGCGATTAAAGCCACTGATACAACTCCTGTTGTCGTCCCAAATACAGAATCAAGTAAATAAGCTACTACTGTAATTAGTAAAAACAGAACCTGCATTATCAATATATTTTTAAGTTTCATAGCATTTTCCTTTAATGTTTTCGTTTCATCTCTTCAATTTGTTTGTCGAGAATCATATTCATCTGTTCAGTATCCATATCATAGTTAATCTTCTCCTCTATTATTGGCTTACGATCTGATGGTGTTGGTAATTTTGCGTTGCTGATACTTGGTGCGACTTTAATTGAAGTTCTTCTTTCAATTGCCTCTTGATAACCGTCTCTTTTTGCTTCCGCTCTTGCTATTTGATTGAGTTCAGATGCAAATATATTGATGAAATTATTGGCTATGGCTTCGGGTGAATACATTACATACGCATTTTTCCCTTTGCCTAAATAACTTTTTGATTTTTCATCTTTAGTAAGATTATTAAGAAGAGGATTTGATTTCTTTTCATCAGTTTTTACAAAATTGTATCTATCATTTTGTAATAACGCATCAACATCTTTTATGTTGTACATTTTTGAAATTTTCTCTTTTACAAGATTATTCGCTTCCATGAGTTGGTTATTTACGACCGCATCATGGTTACTTACAACATATTTGTAATAAGCCATAGTGTTAGTGTACCGTGCAGAAATAGAGTTTTTCATCTGGACAAATTTATGAGCAGCTTCTGGATCATTCTGGTTAAGGTCAGCAAGATATTGTTTAACTCCCTCAGCATTTTCCCCACGTATATCAGGGAAAGTATATTCTAATTCTTTTTGAACAAGATTATTAATATTATCTACTTCTTCATCAGTAAATGAATTGTAGGAATTTAGATCGGGTTTAATTTCCTGTTTGTTTTGAACCAGTTCTTTACTTTCTATTTGTCCTGATTTAAGGTCTTTGATATGTTTTTCTGCATGAATATAATTCTGTAATAAATAATTAGGTGCTTCAAAGGAATTTTCTTTACCTTTTGAGTCCTTAATTACTTTATTAAGTAATGGTTTTAATATTTCTTGAATATCTTCTGATTGTTCACTAATGTATTTATCGTCAATATGAATTGAATTTGAACCAGATTCAGTATTATCCTCTTCTTTGCCGGTTTTATCCGGTTGTTCTTCTATCTTTTCATCTTTAACAATATCATCAGTTTTTGTTTCAACTGGTTTCTCTTCTGGATTAATAACTGTTTTGGTTTGTGTTTCAAGAAGTTCATCAACTTTATCCAAATCAATATCATCATAATTAAGAACTGGTATTCCAGTTATAACGGTTTCGGATTCTATGGTTTTATCCTGTTGATCCGTAATATTTTTGTCCAACTCTTCAGTTTTACCTGAGCCAGCCGAACCTTCTTCTTCATAAAAATTTTTTATTAACATTTTGGTTTTACCCTTTTATTTTTTTGTTTTTAGTTACGATTTTACTCGTCGTTTTCTTTTTTAATAAATTTAAGATAAACTTCACCCGTTGTTATAGGTGAACCAGTAGTTCTCTGATTAATTCTGATTGCGTATTCATTTGCACGCCATCCATTAAAGTTAAGATTAACTTTTGCTGCCGTTGCTGCTGAAGTTGTATTTGCTCCAAGTGCAACAACAGTATCAATTGGTGTTGATCTCGCACCGAAATAACCAAGTATGTAGATTACTGCGGTTACAGTATCTGTGGCTGAACCAGTTGGTGTACCATCAATGTAATAGTAAGCCACTGGTTTGTAATTTGAGAAGTTCACACCGTCATATTTATTTAATGAGAATTTATCACTGGTAAGTGTTGCGTTAGTATTACCTAATGAATCTTCATCAAAAAATAATCGGCATTCAAAACCATCATCATTCTGTTGTGTAATTCTAAAACTGGATATTTGCGCATTAATAAGTAATGGTACTATTAACGCAAGAAACATTACTATCTTTTTCATTTTTACTCCTCTTTCTATGTTTAAAAACAAAAGCCTCTCAACCTACAAATTTCTTTGTAAGCGAGAGGCTCTTTTTATTGAATACCTTGTTCCATTATGTAGAAGTGAGAATTAAACTCACATCTTTAACTTAAGAACTTAATTCTATTCTTTCATTTTCCATCTTTTTATTTTGACTGCATGTTCAGGATTCTTATTATCAAACTTTCCAACATTGTAAATATAATATCTATTATAGAGTTTCTTGTAAATTACATTCCCATATTTATAGTAAGGTACAAATCTTAGCATAAGTCTAATTATCCAATGTGAATATTCGTCTTTGTAAAATACGTGATTATAATACCATCTGTCAAGTAAAAATCTTAACATAGGTTTATTATCCTGTTCTTTTTTCAATTGTACAATATGTTCTTTCTTAAACATAAGAACATTCTCTATTATTACAGGGAACGAACCATTCCAAACACAAACTTCCCATGTAGTTAGAACATCACCATTATTATCCTTTATTTCACCTTTTTCATATGTGGTATTTAATATGTGCATAACATCCTTAATTTAAGTTAAATTCATATGTATATATCCCGAATAAAAGTTTACTATATATTATTGTACGATATATAATAAATCTTGAATAATTAGTACTAACCTCATAATTTATATATTGCAAAAATCTCAACCCTCTTGAATCGTCTGCTCCAAAAAATATAATATTTGGTTTTACATCAACTGTTTCAAACATATATTTTCCCTACAATTTCTTTCCCTGTCTTTGTTAATTCACCCATAAATACTTTGTCATCATCACCTAAAATTATTTGGACTAATTGTGCCATGATAGGGGATATTTGTACCGTTTGTTCACCTTTTTTTATTAAAATAGTTTCACCATCGATAATCTTTGCATAAGCATCCAAAGCTGAGTCCTCATTATCACCGCAATCAATTAGTCCAATACTCATATCCTTACGCCAATATATTATTTTGTATATCATTTTACCTCTGTCAACATATCTAATGCAGTTAAATTCTTTAATTCAACATCAACTTTCATCTCGCCATTCCCGTCAAGATTAACTATAATCTTCATTGTCTTCTTTTGTAATAACCATTTTTCTAAATATTTTATAAATAAACTATAAGTCCAGATTTTCATTTACCCATTGCTCCTTTAACAATATTATCGATAAATTGTTGATTATCAATTGTATTTTTTGTCTGTTGCAATTCAAATAAATTTTTACGGTTATCTATTTCTTTGCCTTGATTATCGAGCCCTTTCTTCTGTAAATCAAGACCTTGTGCTTTCATAGCCAATTCTTCGAGTGCTTTTTGTTGCGGATTTCCATTCTGTTGCATTTGTATTATCTGATTATATTGTTGTACTATTCCGTCAAGAATTTTTAATAATTCACCTTGTCCATTTATATCTGTTGTCTTAAGTATTTCTCCAATCAATTTATAAATAAATGGTTTCATTTCACCACCAACACGTTCAGCCATTGTATATATTTCTATATATTTTTGACGTTCTATTTCCTTACTTATTCTGCCTGTAGGTTTTAGACTTGTTATAACATCATATTCACCAATACTTAAATCATTTTGTATCTGCCCAAGATAATCTGTCTTATTCACAGTTATCCATTCTATTGATCCAGCATCACCAAGTATTCTAAATGTTTGTTCGCCTTTTACAAATTTCTGTATGAAATATAGATTATTCTCTGTTATAATCTTTAATGCCGATTGTGCATTTTCGCTCGCCCATACTTGCATCACTTCTTGAGCTTGTATTCTTTGTGCAAATAATCTTCCACTTTCACCCGCATTCTCAGCAGCACCCATACTATTATCTCTTACTCCAGATATAAATTTAATCTCTTCGAGTTTATGTACCTGATAACGTTCTAACGCTATATTTGTTGTGGGTACTCCTATTTCTCTAAATTTATTTTGTGATATTGCTCCCGTTGGCACTATTTTGACTGAACCAATTTTATTATCACTAAATCCTTTGAAATTTTTACTTTTCTGTAAATCTTCTTCAACATAAATTCCACCATTAACAGATTTCATAAGATAAGTAAGATTAGTATTATCTCTCATAATTGCACTTTTAACACTATCTTTTATCCCATCTATCATCGATTTGGTTTCAAGTACATCTGGGTGAAGATCGTAAAATGGCATATAAGTAAACTTAAAATTACCATTCTGTAAAGTCTGTGGTTCATCATACGCCTTTATCATGAGTCCTGGAATAATTGATGTTTGCTGGATTAAATTTTCAGTAGTTTCATCAATATGGACATCTTGGAATTTGTTCCTTACATATTGGAGCATATCATTGTCATACCAGTCGCCATTCCCTTTATCTTTACGTTTCACAATATCAGTAATATCGCCATGTGTTCCACTTGCCCTATCATAAAGTGTCATAATAGGTTTATCAGTACGGTTATAAAAATCTATTGCTTTGAATCTACCATGTCCATCGTGCCAATTCATACCCGAATCATATAATATCTGTCCATCTTTACTTAATGTGCGACTCTGATCGTATCCTCGTTTTTCACCAGCATAATCTTCAAATATACCAAGCAATCTTTCAGCCCATGATAATATCCGGTTTTTTCTTTTGGTTTCGTCACTCTCGCCAAGTAAATCTTTTGCCTTTGCTTTAATTTCGGCGGCAAGTTCTTTATTATTCGAAGCATATATCCTAATCAATTCTTCAGGTGAATACCATCCTGAATCGCTTATATATTGACAATCTGATAAATCTCTTCGTGTCATATTTACATCAAATTTCAAAAATGGATGGTAATGTTGAATCTCTATTGTACCTTCTGGGTGTTTTGACGTTACTACAAAATCTTGCTTTATCCATGTACCTCTACCAATTGCAGAATATAAATATCCTTTTGACATTTCATAAGGAATATCATTTGCCTGATAAAGATAATAATCGTTTAATTTTTGGAATATTTGTGCAAATTGTTGGTCTGATGGAGTCCTGCCTATTAAATCAACTCCTGGCAATGTTGCCTTAAAATCACCCATAATTTTAAGTAGAATCGGTAAAAATAGATTAGGTTCGAATGTAGGTCGTTTTTCTATATCTAATTTTGTTAAATCATCATCTGAATAAATATGTCCGGCAGCAAGATTGAAGTTATTTCTAATTTCTTCAAAATAAGTCTTAAATACTTGCGTAAGTGAAATATCTAAATTACTTAAACGAGCAATTGTATCAATGTCTTCAAAACTTGTATTTTGAAATAAATCTGACATTATACCCCCATCGCTGTAACTTTATTACTGTTGTATCTGTACTCATCCCCAAATTCTTCATCGTACCAGTCCGGTAAATTCTCTGTATCATCTACATAATAAGGAGGCATCCATAAATGACAATCTATCGCTAACGCAGTGGCTATAACTCTATCATCATAACATTTTGTATTTGAATCTTTATCTTTGCCTTGCGCCTGCATTTGTCCCCTATCGTTACGAACAAATGTCATTGCCTCAGACCAAAACTCCTTCTCCGAATCTTTGAATGAACCTTCACGAATAAACTCACCTAAATTGTTAATTAATGTTGGTTTTGTTCCAATATTAGTTTTGAATCCTATTTCATTGTTTCCTTTTACTTCATATCCTTTCGTAAAATTCTGTTGGTATTTCTGTGTTACACCAAGTTTATATGCGCTTACGATTGTTGTTAACCCGTGATTATTTCTTTCGATATTAATATACCATTTGTTTTTAAGAAATAATTGGAGTTTGTGGATTTCCGTTGCCAGTAAATCAGGGTCTACATGTCCATGCCAAGTAAGAATCATCTTCATAGTTTTGCGGTCAAGAACTTTTATGACTGAATAATCTCCTTGCCCTAAACCTTCAGCAACATCACATCCAGCAGCAAATCGATATTCTTCATCTTCTTTTACATTAAATCTATCATAAATACGGATAAAACCTTTGGGACTTCGAACAAATTGTACATTTATTGGTTCTTTATCGTCTCCATAAATATATTCAAGATTGCCTTCCCATGGCGCTATCTTTGAATCAGTATAGTTAACCGAACAAATTTGCGTGCTAAATACTGGTCTGCCTGTTGCCACGAATGCTTCTTGGTCATCTCGTGGGTATTCCTGATGGAAGGTTCTTACATCTTTTTGACAGGTGTTAACTATCGTATATCTTCGCCAATTTAGTTGTTCGAGTGTGGTATTGTATTTTTTTTGTAACAAAACTTCTTCATCTTCATATTCATTGAAAAGAGGATTCTTTCCTAAATCATAAAGGAGTATTTCTTTTTCGGTCTCGCTTGCGAAAGGTTTCGAGTATTTTGGGAAGTCCAACCATGATAGGAAAACAGGTATGTATTCACTCAAGCTTTTGGGGTCTTTTGCTTCTTGATACATGTTATAAAATTCATCGCCGATGCCGTTAGCTGTGGACTCAATAATTATCATCTTTGCGTATTTTGCAGCTTGGAGAAGTGCTCCTAACGTCTTTTTTGCGTCAGGATAAAAGGCAACTTCTGTCAAATGCAGGAATTGTAATGTATCAGAACGTCCAACTTCACCCTTCCCCGCTGTATCAACAACATTCTCACACTGGTTAGCAAGGTATTTTTTCTTTTTCTCGTTTGAATATTCTAAGGTAGGCTGGAGTTGTTTTGGAAGCTCTTTGTAGTAAAGATCATATATGTTAAATAAATTATTTGAACTTTTAATCTCATGTCCCATCGTTAAGGCTTTTTGATCTGAACCCACAAAGAGCAATATAAAGATTATCGCTTGGATCAGTGTCGAAATACCCTGTTGCCGTGCTTTAAGGATAATCATTCTTATCGGCTCGCCTTTCATAAGTTTTGGGGTCATAATTTTGAGTATCTTCAATTGTGCCTCATTTGGTACGAAATCTAATATATCTCCACTTTCCGTTCTTATCTTTAACCAATCCTCAATTACTTGAGGCAAGTTCTCAGGATTTTCAAATTCGGAGACAATCTTCTCAAGTTCCTCAACTACTTCCTCTTTTGTCAGCATCCTTCTTCCTTCTTTTACTCAGAATTTCGTCAATACCTTCAATTTTGTTCGTAGTCTTATCTTCCCATCCGTAGCCGTTAAGAAGTGCGAATTTAGCCCCATTCCATTTATCTCTATCAAATAGACTCTCTTCGGTGAATGCTTCACATCTTTCTTTGGCTCTTGATATAATTTCAAATGACTCTTCCCTATTCTGATAGTTTAGGAGTGTCATTCTGTTTGTGCCTAAAGAGTAAGCTAATCCGGCTATGGTGAAAGGTTTGAATTGCGCAAGTATTTCATTGCCATTTACGTCTTTAATTATTTCGTTTGTCTTGGTGTTCGTTAACGGACGGAAACAGGAATCGAAATACTTGTCTATTTTCTTCTGTAATTCTTTCGCATTGGCAAATTTAAGAGGTCTGCCAGCATTTTTAGGGTTCTTATTTGTGGTTTCGTCCATAATCGTACACCTAAAGTATAAGTTGTGGCGTAAAGATAAGTGTCCGTTACTGTACAGTCAATAATGATAAAACTATTTTTGCGCTGTTTTCGAAGGTTTATGAAAAGAACTTTATAATTTTGCTCACTAAAGTTCTAATCGGGTGTTCGATTTCGTACAGTTTGGTGTAATGGTTAAGTTCTAATACTCTCATTTTTGTGGTATATTCTTCATATTCTATTCTTAATAGTTCTGACTGCGCAAGTATTTCTTGTAATTCCTGAGTGTTTGGTTGTCGCCTTCACCGCAAATTTTTTGACTAACGTTTGATCCAAAATAGATGTCTCTTCTATTACTTCGCTTCCCGCTTTAGCAAATGGCAAATCTCTTTTAAGAATGTACTTACTCATTTATTACCTCCATTTTTGTTAAATCAAAATCATCATCAGCGCATATTGTGGCGTTACCAATTATTTTTCGCACCGTTGACAAAGATACCCCCTCGATCTCGGCAATATTTATCATTATCTGCCTATCGCTTAAGTATGCCTTATGTACGATTAAATTGAGATAGTCCTTTGCAATAGCTCTCTTTTGGTAGGTTGTTATACTTTGCATAATTACTCCCAAATCGTTAAAAAAATTGGCAGAAAAAACAAAACAAGTATTGCCGTGATGACCAATATAACTAATATTTTACGCATCGCATCCTCATTACGTTATACCAAACTCGTAAAATGTTGATTAGCTTATACCTCAAAGGGCAATGTAGCAATATAAAAATCGTGTGGTAAATTGGATTAGCAGGATTTTTGATGCCAAAAATTGGTCGGTTGATTACCTTATCAGGCTGTTGATCTGTTGAGTACGCAACCAGATTAGGGTACTCTCGTATAGTTAATCCGGCTCTGTACGCTCGATAAGTCATATCGTAATCGCTCAGATAGTGCGGGAGTAGTCTTGGTCTCATGCGCCCGATCTTAAGATAGTCCTCATAAGTCATGAATAGTGCTCTTGTTGATGCACAATTTGGGCTTACCTTGTTAAGGCTGAATTGGTACTTGCTCCAATCAATCTTAATTGCTCCGTCTATTTGATGGCACTCATCACTAATATGAGTCGTTAATAGTTGCCCTTGTCTGACGCTGCCTACTGCATGGTTGATAAAAAAAGGATGGAAAGTAATATCAACATTGCCGATCATCACGTAATCAGTTTGTAATCTGCTCTTAACTATGTAGTTATATGCTAACTGCAAGGATTTAGCCCAATACTTATTGAGCGCTATAATTGTGATACGCTTAATCTTAGTATGTAGCCTCTTGTAAGTCTCATCATCACCGCAATCAATCATGATAACTTGTATATCCTTTGGTTGCTCAGCAAGGCAATCAAAATAACGCTGTACTGCATCAAATTGGTTGTATACCGGCAAGATAATCGTCAACATATCGTCCTCTCATGATAGGCAGACTCACATCCAATATATAGTTTGCCAGTGCGTGGACTGTCTGGAGCAGCATGAAAACTTGTAAAATCGAGTATCTCTTGCGCTGTAAACTTGCCAACAAAACGAGAGTAAGATAATAATTTGGGTTGCTCTATCTCCTCAACGTTAATCCTGATCTTATCCTTAAGATAGTTATAGGCTCGATTAAATCTCAGGATACTATCACCCTTATGATAGTCCGCTGTTATTTGCACCTTAAATGATTTTTTGATGCGCTCTAAATTTTTTGGGTTAAATAATGTTGAGTATATATTGACATGATGTCCTCTGCTAACTAACCAATTTACAAACTCTGGCAAATAACTAACCAAACTTGGCTCACCGCCTGAAATATTGATTAGACTCGCCCAATGTGGCAGGCTCTCGATGTACTGTTGCCACTCTTGCAAGGTTGATATTGATCTGTTAGGTCTCTTACCTGTAATTGTCATAGGGCAGTAGCTGCACTTAAGCGGACACTTGTCCGTTATAATTATTGTTAGATTGATGCCCCTTGTGAGACAATTACCATTTTTAGCAGCTAAACGCAATGTTTTGCCAAAAAATCTCATAACCAAATCACTCTTATAATTACTATGGCAGTCATTAGCACTGCTACAATGCCAGTTAATATTAGTATTTTTGTTGACTCTCTCATATTGATTTACCCTCTTTTGCATATTTATGCAATAATTAAAGTGTTTATTCGTGTTACAGCTTATGATACTGTATATTTATGCAGAATTGTGAATATTTATACATCACTACAATAAGTAATCGTCTGTTTTTGTGCTGCATCACCATATCTTAGACCTTGATTCCAACCGTTTTTTAACATCAGGTGGAAGTAAATCAGTAGGCTTAACCCGCACAGGCTCTCTATAGCGCTCAGTCCGTGCTTGTATCTCGCACAAAATAAATATTGCTTTTTTAGCCCATTTGGGGAACTTTTGAAAGTCCTGCTGCATTGGGATAGGTACATACTTGCGCCAGTCTCTATTACCAAATTTGATATTAAAGTCTTGGTTATCGTGCTTAATTGTTGCGTTTTTATTCAATATTTCGAATAAATTATCTGTTTTCATTTAATCCGCGCGTGTGAAAAGTAAAAGAATTAAAATCATTTATCTGCTCAAAAAGTTGCGTAATATTGAGAATTTAGCCTCACTTAAGTTAGCTGTGCTCTCACACTTAATCTGTTTAGTGTCGCCATGAAAAATATAGTTTTGGGTAAATACGGTCAAAATACTCGCCAAATCTCTTGATATAATCATTAGCTGCTTCATTATTTTTTTTTTAATACATCCTCTATTTTTTGCAAGTGTCTGTCGTATCTGCGTTGATCTATTTTGCTTGTGCGGAGTGCTTTTTTGATAGTACGCATTTTTGGTAGTGTCTCAGTTTCATTTTTGTTTTCGTCTGGCATTATTGAACACTCATATTTTATTTATTATATTTCATACATGAAAAAAGATATAAATCAATTGGCTAAAAGTATAGTTGATGAAGCAGTCGAAGGGAAACAAGAACCTCTCGATAATAAAAATCCTCACGCTGTTGAACTTGGAAGATTAGGCGGACTTGTAGGCGGGAAAGCCAGAGCCAAAATACTATCCGCAAAGAAACGTTCCGAAATAGCAAAGAAAGCCGCAAAAGCCAGATGGGATAATAAGAAATAATCCTCTGGATTTTCACTAACAAATTAAATTCAAGATACAATAAAAGTTTTAAATTTGCTTTGTTTTCGGACTTTTATTATGTTTAAACGCCTTGCAATAGATTATTAATGTAAGGTAAAATATTGATTTGGTCTACTTACTTTAGTGTAGACACAAAGCGGTTATCCGATAAAAAGGAGCCCCTTATCTGCGTTGCAAAACGTGGTTAAGGGGCTTTTTTCGTTTGTGCCAGTTCTTTGTAAATAAAAATAAGGAGAGGCTCACCTAATGGTGAAGGTAACAGACTATAAATCTGTAAACGTGTCCAAGCGTTTTGTGAGTTCGAATCTCATCCTCTCCTCAAAGAATTGGGGCTGTTTAAGGTAAAAAGTTCGGTTTCCCACCCAACAAATGCGGGTTCGATCCCCGCCAGCTCCACAAATGAATTTAAGCGGATATAGGCTAATAGTTAAACCGTGATCCTTCCCAGTTTCAAATTACCGGTTCAAGCCCGGTTATCCGCTCTATGTATGTAAAGTTATCTAAACAATATTGGATTATCAATTTATTTTTTGCTAATTGAATTTTATGCTTGACTGGTTAAGGATAATCCATTATATTTGTCATGAACAAAAAATGGTGTTAACATGAATAAGCTACCAATTGAAAAACGTACTCAGATTATTAGCCTTCTTGTTGAAGGAAATAGTTTACGTTCTATTTCAAGAATCGCTGATTGTTCTATAAATACAGTAACAAAATTACTTGTTGATATTGGAACGGCTTGCCAAAAATATCACGATGAAAATGTTCGCAACCTAATATCAAAGAAAATTCAGTGTGATGAAATTTGGTCATTTGTTTATGCGAAGGAGAAAAATCTTCCTGAAGATATGCAGGGCAAATTCGGTCTTGGAAGTGTTTGGACTTGGGTTGCCTTAGATTCTGATTCAAAACTTGCCGTGTCTTGGCTTGTTGGGAATCGTGACGCTGAATATGCAAAAATATTTATGGAAGATGTTGCCTCACGTCTTGCTAATCGAGTACAACTTACAACCGACGGATTAAAAGCATATTTACAAGCTGTTGAAGATAATTTTGGAGCTGATATTGATTACGCACAACTTGTAAAAATGTATGGAAAATCTCTTGAAGGTGAACATAGATATAGTCCCGCCGAATGTACCGGAACACAAAAAGAAGCTATTTCAGGCAATCCAAAAATAAAACATGTTTCTACAAGCCATGTTGAACGCCAAAATTTGACTATGAGAATGTGTATGAGAAGATTTACCCGTCTTACAAATGGATTTTCAAAAAAGATTGAAAATCATTCTCATGCAATAGCACTTCATTTTATGTATTATAACTTCGTTAGAATTCATAAAACCCTAAGAGTTACCCCTGCTATGGAAGCCGGACTTATAAAAAAGTTGTGGTCAGTTCAGGATTTAGTAAGATTATTAGACTAAGGTGCTATTATAATTTCAGTTTTTTTTAAATTAATTTTTTTTGCGGTTGATTTTATTGCTGTATAGAATTCCTCACGGGAGAGCCCAGATTGTTGTATCATTGATTTAATTATAAAATCATTATAGGGGGAATCGTTCTTGTCAACAGTAACTTTTCTTTTCTTTGATTTTACAATATTATCATATTGCTCGTGGCTTCCTTCCTGATCCTTCAAAAAGAAACCACGTACTTTTAAGATTGCAATTACTTCTTGATAGGTAAGTGGAGGATATTTCTTAGGCAAAACTCAATTTCCCGGAAGAAGTATCAAATTCAACTTTGTTAGGGCGGTATTTTCGGATAATTAATTTTGCTAATGGTTGTACAAACCATAAAACATGGTATCCAAAAGATGCTTTCCTAATATATGCCCTATTTTTGATTTCTTCTTCAGAGAAACTTCTTAAATATAGAATAGTTGAATCAATTATTTTCTTTTCTAACGATTCACGTGAATTCGCTCTATTTGCGATATTGGTATCTAAACAAATAGATTCAAATTTATGTCCTTTTTTAAAAACCAAAATTCGCAAACGAACCGACGTTATGTTTCGTTTACGTTGCATAAATACCTCTATTTTGTTCACAACTATTAGACAACAATATTATCGAAAAAGTTCAATATTAATTTAGTGACTGGATTTATTGTAAATAAACATCTTCCCAAGATTACAACAAGTATAACTACTTGTTATGCCATTGTCAAACAAAAATTTGTAAAAATTTTTACATTTGAAAAAGATTATGATCATTGAATTCCTGTTCTTTCATTTTCTCCCTTTTCCACTTTTCTCAACTATACCGCATATTCCTATGCGTCAATCACCATTTCAAAAAACCATATTTATTTAGTTAATTACAAGTGTTCTCAAGGTACAATGACCGGTCATTTGGTCACCGTTGTCAAAGCGCACGGTTGTCTTATCGGCGTCGCCTTGTGGATTGCTGCAAAAATATAAGTTAACAAATTTGGCAACGTCAAAATGAGATTGCTCAGTTGAGCTGATGCCGTCAGCCTCTTTTGTGTCGGCAAAATATACTGGCAAAAATATATATCCGTTATTTATTTGCATTTGCGCCATTGAGAGTGTGCATATATTTGCTCGTTTTTGCTCATCAAATATAGTTCTTTTTTCTTTTGGTGTCAAGTAAAATTTACATGTAATTGTTACTTTCTCAAGTTATTTTTACCGTATCTTTTTAAGCACATATTGCACTTTTAGCTTGTTTTCGCATGTTTTTTGTTGGCACGTGGATTGTATCTTTGTAAGCATATTTTGATTAACTAAAAGGAGTTAGAAATGGCACAGAAAAGGGAAAAAATCGAATTATGTTATAACGGTTTTCACGGACACCATTACTTTAACGTTTTAGCAACCGTAGAACATCATGATGGTGCTGAGTACGGGATGTATACTACAGTAACAATCTCTAAATCCACTGCCCAGCGGATAAACCGGGTTGTCGGATGTAAAACACATAATGTAGTATTTGGTAACCGGTACAAAATCAAAGGCGCTTGTAGCTGTGGCGAAGGATTACGTGACATAACCGGCAATGACTATAACAACTTAGACGATATTTGCATCCACGTCTCAGAGGATTACGAGTATCGCGGGAATTATCCACAGTCTAACTGATGAGGGGTAAGTCCCTGAAACGCCGAGAGGCGTATTAGATAAATAAACGAGGTAAGGGAATGAAAATTAATTGGAAAATTAAAAGTGAGCCTGAGATTAAAACGACATATTTTTATTTCAATGGCAAATTAAGTTTCGGAAAGTTGTTCAATTCAGCAAAAAGTGTCTTTTCAATAACTTTCAATAATTTTTCTTTTGGTTTTTATCCAAAACCTTCTTTTTGTCGGTTGCGTAATAAAAGAAACAAGATGTATTTATCTATTTACGTTGGCAGATACTATTCTATTTTAACGTTTGACCAAACCGGATTAGATAGGAATAAAAGATTTTTTGAAAGCTCAAGAATAAATTAAACGAGGTATGAAATGACAATTTACGACATTAAACACCGCACACAAAAAAAACAACCTTATTTTTTCAGTAGAGATACTTTAAGATTTTTCGGTCAGACAATGAACGATTTTAAGATTAAAAAACAATCAGACGGAAAGTATCTTATCAGCGCACCGGCTCGGCATGATGGAAGAATAACGCACTACACGAAAAGATTTTTTAATCCAGAAACTAACGATTTAGAATTTTTACCAAATGAATGAATCTTTCCGGATTAGATAGAAATAAAAGATTTTTTGAAAGTTCGAAAATAAATTAACGAGATTAAAATGGAAAATAAATATTTAAGACAAATTAACTGAGGTGAGGTGAGGAAATGAAAGAATCAAGACATGAATACTATATTGATGATAATTGCCTTTGCAAGGTTTTTAATAATAATCCCATTTTATCGGAATCAGAGAACAAATATTTAATAGTAAATAAAAAAACGAAAATAAGTCATCTTGTAAAAACAAACGATATCCGAAATTGGATGATTAGGTATCTTGATTTATCGGATGATTATATAGTCATTGAACAAAAGTATTTTGATACAATAAAAAAGGCGTTAAATGAAAGCTAAACGACTAACTATAAATCACATCCCTGTTTTGTTTTTTGCAGGGAGAATTATAATATTAAATTAAATCAAAGGATGGGTAAAATGTCAGCAATCAGCGCAATAAGCGAAGTTGAAGCAACCGACGTAATTTTGGTTGCTGAAAACAATGGTAAAATCGTTATGGTAGAAATACCATACCGAAAAACGACAGAAGCTATTATTGCACATGTAAAGTGCAATTGCAGAAATTGGGCGGGCAAAATAAGGATAATGACCGCAAAAAAGGCGTCACGGTTATTGCCGAAAGACGGGTTTGTAAGGATTTATCCTTATCTATCTGATTATGATGCAGTAGTGTCACTACTGCGAGAGGAAGGGGAATGGCTGGAAACCGATGCAGAGAAATCTTTTACGCTTTATAAAAATATTATAAAGCTTCAAGATGAGTGTGCCAAAAGACGTTTTAATAACTTAACGAGGGCAAAATGAAAACACTGAAAGAAATAGCAAGAATGAATCCATTAACTTACAAGATTATTGATTCTAAACTTAAAAACGGCGGACTGTTGTTTTGGTCTGATAGGATTGAAATAACAATATCAGGGAAACATGAACGAGATTGCACCCGCAAAGGTGCTTATAAATACGGTCTTTGCATGGGGGTAAAATGAAAGCTCTTATTAAAAATCGCAATGATTACAATTTTATAGATACTATCTTTACAAATGAGAATCGGAATAAGACACTGGTTTTTATCGACATAATCCTACTTGCTCAAGCACGGTTTGGATTTTCTGAAATCTACGAAACAATAAAATACGGTGGACTCACTATCATTTATGATGATGATATGGAAATTATTTACCCTATAAAATAACGAGGAATTAAAATGAGACATTATCACTACATTAACAAAACAAGTCCATACTTTCGATTTAACATTCCGGTAAAATCCATTTTTGAAGCTCAAAGATGGATTGTAGATCACGGATTTGCAGTTTTAGAGTTTAAGTTTTTGGGTATTTCACAAGATTTTAGCGAATACAAATTTTATTCACAGCGGTATTTTTAACGGAGGCAAAAATGAGCGCAATAAATAACTATATCGAGTTAGAGCAAGAATATAAAGCCCTTTTGAGAGAACGGAAAAAAACTAAAAAAGTAATTGAAAAAATATACCAATGGTATATGACTGATGGACGTTATCTAACATTTCCTAAAATTGATTTTGACAAACTTTGCGAGGAATTAAAGAAATGACAAAAGTTCAATTTCTAATCGAAAAAGATGTCCCGTTTGTGTTCGCGTACTTTCCCGAAACCGATTTCGATATTGATGGAATCTATAAAAGTTCATACTCTCATATCGGTCAACATTCGGCATGTTCTCACGTTTACGCTAACGAGTGTCAACGGGCTTTACCATCACAATATCGGGACTTATTAGCAGAATTACAGTCTATTGGTTATACCAAATTACATGTTTTATAAACGGAGGTTAAATTATGACAATCCACGCTAACAGAAAACGAGCTGTTAAAGAAGTAGCGGACTTTCATGGAATTTCATACTTAGAATGTCATTTGGTTGACAAAATAGCAACTTCAAAAGAAGATATAAAACTTGAAGATTTGCCTGCTATTCAATTGTCTTTATTTGATATGCACCGTATTAATTCATTTCATTCCATTGATGAACTTTTTGAGGGGGCATTAAGAAAACAATATGACATAGATGAAGTAATTAAATTAACTGAGTATGGACAAAAAATAGCTAATCAAATAGAAGCGAGACTTACAACCTTAAAAGCTATAAAGAATAATCTTTATCTATTCCCCGAATATTACTTAACAAATCTAAGTTAAAAGGAATATTGGAAAATGAGGTTTGATTATTTTACAAGGACTATATTTTGGCTCGGAATGTTAATCATTTTTTTACTTTGGCTAATGTTGAGCAGTTGTATTAACGAGCCAATGCCAATTGCTGGAATCGATGGCATATGGCAGGGGCGCTCAGGAAGCCATTACATGAGCGTGGCGCTAAAAACGAGAGCCAACCAGCAAAACATATCACAAATTACAATAAAGCTCGTCTTGGACTCTCTGAGCTATTCAGAGACCATAATGGACACTTTGGCAGTCGGGCTAAACTATATTGATTTGACTGCTTTTCTGTTTAACCCGAATAGTGGTAATTTTTACCAGTTAGATTTTAGATATTATTACACGTTTGATAATATTCAAGTTTTAACAGGCAAAATCAGAAATTATCATCTTAATAACACATCAAATAATTTTGAAACATTTAATTTGAGGAGGATAAAATGAAAAAGTACAAATATATTGGAGAATTTAGGGCAAATGAGGGAAATGTTTTCTATTTAGAAGTTTATTGTTTTGGATTTTTCCAAGCATTTCTATAACAGATGAAGAAGATAATGTTAAAAAAGTTGGTGATATATTATATTGCAATAATTTATTAAATTAAAATGGGTGCAAAATGAAAACACTATGTGTACATGAAAACGGAAGCGCTGTGGTATATCTCGACCCTTCCGAATTGGAAAGGTTAAATCAATCTTTGGATAAAAACGAGATTGAAACGCTTTCTGAGTGTATTATTTTTAGAATTGATCACTGTCAAAGAATGAAGGACATATATAGCGATAAATCAATTGGGCTGTTTTCTAAAACAATTGAAATTTTAGACGCTGATATTGAAATGTACCAGCGCCTAAACAATAAGTTATCAAAATTATTGGAGGCAAAAAAAAATCGAGGGAGCTAACTACTCCCTGCTCCAAAATGTCAAAGAAAATAAGCCTCGCTATTTCTAACGAGGCTCAACTCTCATCTCAGAAAGGAGGTTGAGAAAGTTCTACCGATGTTGCGCTCTCGCTATTTATATTCCGGCACTATCGGCTGACCGGTAAACGTTGCAAACGTACTGATTTTATTGGTCAAAATCAAGTTTTTATGTTAATTTTAGTTCTGAGTTTTAATAATCTTGCTAAGTTTGTTTCTCCGTCGTGTATATTCCCAATTATGCTTACATAATCTAAGTCGTAAACAGATTCGAGCCCGTTCGACCACGTCCATTTCGTTCCGCAAAAGCATGAATTGTTATTATCCCAAATGACTTCCGTGCGTCCATAATCTTTTTCCAACCATTTATCACAGCCGTCTTTACCATTATTAGAGGTGACCAAGACATCACCTTCAAAAATCTTCTTACCGTTCTTATCTTTTTTACCTATATATTCCCCTACTGATTCGGGTATGACTCCATAAATACAGGCTGATCGGATTGCGCAAGTGTACACAAGTTCTTCTTCAAGCATGACATACCGCATTAAATCACCCTCGACCCATTCTCCGTTATCGACTCTTTTACCTCTGAATATGTATTCTCTCATTTTAATAACCTCCCTAAATTTGTTTTCTGTCTCACCTCAGTAAATTCTTTTAACCTTTTTATCAATTCGAGAATTTCCGATTTAGAGGGCTCAGGAAGCCCGTGACGCTTCGAATCCGCTCCGATGTTCACCCAGTCGGGATTTGCGCCACTGATAAGGCGCAGAAGCGGTTTAACGCCAAAATCAGCGATAGGCTCAATTGTAATGAACGTTTTATCAGCCCTGCTTCTTAATCTTGCCATATATTCGATACGTTCCTCGACTTTTGGAGCAACCGATAAATCGTAATCTCTGTTTGTTTCTATTGTTGTTCCATAGACATAATGACTTCTTGCCCATTCATACATTTTTTTAGGATTCTTAGATTGAAACCAATAAATGTTATCCGGATATTTTTCAATTTGATTATAAATTCTGTGTATAAAGTCTTCAGGAACTCCATTAGCAAATAGATCATTCTGAGCGCAAACAAACCAAATATTCCCATGCCCTAAATTTTTCTTAAAAGCATTTTCGTCAAGTCGCAATTCACCAGAATATTTTTTCTTTTGTGCATCATAACGGAAAGATTTTGATGAACAATATACGCAATCATGCGGACATTTACCGGCTAAGAAATTGATAGTTTTTACACCCTCATACATGTTATTCATTTCTTACCTCTTTTTTCGGTTTCCATTTGATGACGATTAACTTATCATCAGTATGATTCCATGAAAAATTTTTGTAGATTTTACCTCTTACATTCATTTCATACCAATGCCCTTTTTTAAGGGCAATATATGGTTTTGAATTCATTGCTATCGGAGATATTAGGACTTCATACTCGCCGTCTTGTTCTGGTAATCCATCTTCGATATTTATCCACTCATCTGTCATTTTTTATTCTCCAAATATTGCACATACCCAATTAAAAGTTTTATTGCTGTTGGTAAATTGAGCATAAAAAATAATGCAGTGTTTTTATGTGCCTTCTCATGATCTTCAATCGTTAAAGGTACTACCAAATAATCAGTGTACTTCAAACGCTTGCTTGCGCTGCCAAGTAGATGATGCAATACCATTTTTGGGGATAAATCATGTAAATATTCATGATATTCCGGCGCACGTTCAAAACTTATTTCATTGCGGAATTTTTGATGATATTCTTTCGGAGTCCAAAATTCATCACTCATTTGTAAACCTCAACATCGTCTCCGTCTGTTTCGTAAATGTATTTATCAGTCTTTATCGAATCAAGCAGAAAACCTTTTTCAATATGATAAAATAAATTATAATCAAGTTGCGAGTTTGGTAAAGTATACCAGTATGGATTATTATTTATCGGTGGTTCTACTTTTCTCACAAGGTGGATTACTCTGCACCCCTTTTTGTTACAAGTCCTGTGTGTGTATTCCGTAAATGTGCATGTATCGCTCAAAGTTACTCCGTCAAGATTAGCTTGAAACATGATTGGGCAATCTGTTTTTGAGTTATCGAATTCGTGACCATCTATTTCGATTTGTCCAGACAGTACGAACCAGATGTAATGAGTTGTAAAATCAATGTGACTTTCTTTGATTGCATCTCCTTCGTTGAATTTTAATTGAGCCATTAACGGCATCAACAAAAACATTAAGATAATTATGTGTTTCATAAATCCTCCTGAATTATTCCTATCTTTATTTTTTGTGCATCTGCAAAATTTTTAACAATAAAATAATGTACGCTTTTATTAAGTGAAGCATGATGTAAAAGCAATCTTTGCAGTTTTTTCTGTTCGTCTGATAATTTGTCTTTTGTTTCTTCATATTTATCCTCAATAAAAACAATATATTTCCAAGTCGTAATCCAATGGTCAACAATTCCACGCAGTCCCACTGGTAGAGGCTCTTTGCTGTTTGAATTTAGCACTTTGCTTTCAGGTATTATCTTTTCTATTTCCTTAAAACATTCTGAGATTTTTTGTTTTAATGTTTTTTTATAAAGTGTTATTCTCATTTTCCCTCCGATTCTAAAATTTGTTCGACTCCTCTTTGTGTTATAAACCTTACCTGTTTCCCGTTTATCATACAAATAAACATTTCTCCATCGCTTATAACGGGGGGATGATACTTCATTCTATATCCATAATACCCGTGCGAGAAATTATATAATGTTCTTTTGCTGATTCCTAAAACACGTAATAAAATACTTGTTTCAATTTCATACATTTCGTTTCTACTCCGCAGCTTAACTATATGTTAGGCGGAATGCAGTTGCTCGTTTTCGATAACTGTAAAATCATATACAACATCCCAACCACTTAAATGGTCTGATAATCTTCCTCCATTAGAATTTCTTTTCCAGTAAT